TCTTCACTTTCCATACCCTCTGGAGCAGAGGCAGTTGGTATAGGTGCCATATCTCCTATCATATTCCTTAACTTCACAAGTATTCTTTGTGCCGTTGGAGTTCCACCCATAATATCAAGTTCTTCTCTTTCCTCTTCTGAAAAGATACCTTTGGCAACTTGACCATCTGCCCATTGGATATTTGATTTTAGAATATTATCGGCATCTGCTCCAAGTTCTGCCTTCATATCTGCAACTGTTTGTGCAGTATCAACTTGATTATCCATTGCTTGACCGATCATTCTTCTTGCCAGATCATCGTAAGCAGCTTGAGATATCCCGTGCTTATTTGCCCATTCATTATATGGCTCAAGCATAGGATCATCTTCATCAATCCCTAACTCTTCTGTAATTACTTCTTGCGAGTATTCCCCGTTTTCCGGTGCTTTGTGTTTACCTTGCGAGATGAGTTTCCTCGCCTCTGAGTAACTTTGTTTTGTGTCTTTGAGTTCTTTGACGAGACCTTCAAGATCCGGGCCTTCGGTCTCATCCCAATGGTGTTCAACTCCCTCAAAGAACTCCGGTGCCTCAAGGGGTTCATTGTCATCAACGCCTTCTTGATCATCAACCAGATGTGGTATAGATACTTTTTGATCTTCTTCATTAGTCGCTCCTTGGTTACCTACCACAGGAGATGAAATACTTTGATCACTTTCTACCTCTTGTGTGGCAGCTTGGTTATTATCTACTTGGTTCATTTGCCCTCCTTATTCGTTGTTCAATTTCTCTAACTATTGAGTTCTGTCCTTCCCTAGCATAGCCATAACTAACATCTGCCCCGGGTGTCCAACAGGGTTGCTCAATAGTTACTTTTCGTAAATATTCCAATACCTTTTTACCATCTTCAGTTTGAAATGTCTTTTTAAAAATAATATCTAAAGATAGTTGGTTTTCTTCATTGGTAATAGTCAGTTGATCGGCACTAGCGTTAACGCCATCCCATCCTACTGAATTTATATCTCTTAGCTTGTCGGCTACTCCTCGCATTGTTTATCCTATTCTGGTGGTGGCTCCTGTTGATTTTGCTCTGGAGAGGCTTGGGAACCACCTTGACCTTGCATCTCTGCTTGCATCTGTGCTACTTGTTGAGCCTGTGCTTGAGCCTGTTGTACCATTGCTTTTACTTCTTCCGGTGTATTTCTTAATCTAGCGTCTACACCCATCTGATCAAGAATGTAATCTGCTATAGCCTCTTGCTTTAATGCCATCATACCACTTGGCCCTAAACCTTGAGCCATTTGCATATATTGTAGTAAAGGTTGTAGTTTAGACATATTACTAGCCATAGCCAATTCTGACACCGGTTGGATAGTAACTTGCAATCCATCAATCTTTAATGGGAGTTCTATCATTCCCATCTCATCCATTAACTGCAATGTTCTTCTAACAATTGGAAACATTGTTTCATTAATTAATCTTCCAAAGGCACTACCTAAGTTCTGTGAAAGATCTTTCATTCTTTGTGAGATCTCTAAAGCAGTACGAGGATTGCCTGTTTCTGGTGGTAATCCTTCATCTAGCAAAGCCTTCTTAATTGCTATCCTAAGTTCTTGTGCTTGTATCTGAGACAGATTTGGATCTCCGGATCTGGGAAGGGGTGCTAGGCTTGGGCCTCTACCACCTCCATTAGATGATACACCTATGATCGCTCCCGGTTGGATCTTAATAGTTTGAGGATTAAGAACGCCGTCATCTACTGCCGTAAATACACCACCAATACTTAGTGATGCATTTTTTAGAGTTAGTTCCATAACTTTATTTAATGTCTTAATATCTGGTAATGCATACAGGCAAGGCCCTCTTCCGAATACTTCTCCGGACACAACCATATATCTTGAGATAACAAAAGGCATAGACTTTAGTTTTCTAGAAACTATTTTGTGATCGCCCTCCATTGTCTGGACACAATAATAAACTTGATTATCTTTTCTGTAAGATACCTCTAGCAGATCTACATTAGCTTGAGGCTTTTCTGCATATTTCTTTTTCAGTTCATCTGGTAATGTACCATCTTTATATTCCTGTAGAATAACTTCAAATGGTCTTTTATATTTTCTATAGACATATCCAACATCTCCATCTGGGCCTTCATCAAAAGTAATTTGATATAAAGGTATAGATGTATATCTTATTGGTATATCTCCAGATCCCGGTTGAATAAGCATAGCTGCCGTACCCACGGCAAGATCTAATAAGTATTCAGAAAGAGCTAAATCAAAATTTGATTGTCTCATTACAGAGAACATTCTTTCAGAATATATATCTAAAATTCTTTGTGCTTGTACTTTCTGATCCGGAGGTACATCGTTCCCCGGCATAAGTCTGCACCAATTTTGTTGTGGTGGAAATAATGATGATTGTATTCTGTTAGCAAATCTAGAGGTAGAATGAATAGCCGTGCTATCAAATACCCTTTTCATTTTGTCTTGCCCGGGAGTACCATCCATCTCGTAGTACCCATCGTAGAGATTTCTCATTGGCAAACAAAATTCATATGCCTCTTCGTATATAGTTCTCCATTGCTCTTTTTTAGTTTGAGCAACTTTATATCTTTTTTTTATTTCTTTTGGAGATAACACTATTTACCTACTTTCTTCATAGCTTGAGTATGAGCTCTGCTAAAAGAAAGTCCTTCCTTCATTAAAAGTCTCATCCTTCTCATATGTTTTTTGGAGTGATGCTTTTTATGTTTACTTAAAGTTTTCTCTTCTTTTTTATTTATACTCATACTTTTGCTTTATGTTTGTTGGCAAAGTTTCTAGCACTTTCCTCGTTTCTAAATCCCCAAGCTCTTAGAGCCAGAGCCTTTCTAGTAGGTCTGCCTTTATCATCTTTCATTGGGCCTTTCATACCGGCAAACCGAGCAGCGAAACTAACCTTTCTTTTAAACTCTGCCGATCCTTTGGGTGGAGTTTTTTTGACAGGAGGTTTAAGATTAGATCCTTCTTTCTTTTTAAAATGATCTCTACCTTTTTGATTGAGACCACCTTCCGGGTTCTGAAATGCTTTCTTAACCATAACACAACCTTATGCAGAATATGTTTTAGTCTTTTTTTTGCCGTACTTCTTTTTCAGAGCTTTGCGACTTGCTTTCTGTTTCTTTTGCTTGTCGCTCATCTCCTTCATTGTTTTGCTTTTTGTGTACATCATCTCTCCACTTAGGGTTTCTTATCCATTGCCTAGGCATTGTCTCTTGGGTTCCTTGATGCACCTAACTTAGTTTGTTGTCCTTGGTTAGATGTGTCTCCCATATTTTCAAATCTCGCTGCCGTCATAAGCATTCTAGCACCACCACCGGCTCTAGACTTTCTCTTTGCAGCAACTCTTCTTCTTTCTCTTCTTTCGTCCTCGGCAGCTTTTTTCTCTCTACGAGATAAAGTTTCGTCTACGACAGGAGGAGGAGGAGGAGGAGGTTTTGGTCTACTAAATATACCACCCATAATTATACCTTTTTTCCTTTCTCATAATATCTTGCGAACATTATGTAATCATCAGAAAGTATTCCATAATTCTTTAAAATACCCTCTTCTATAAACTTACACGATTTTGCCCATTTTACTGCACGAATATTTCGGGAACAAACAGAGAATTGTAGACGATTTAGTTTCATTATGTTCGCTACATAGTCAAAAAATTGCAGACTTACCTTGTGAAATACCATCGCTTTTTTATTTATATGCTTGCTTGGGATTAGAAAAAATTCTGCATTACCTTTCCATAACTGATAAAATCCAAAGATTGCATAGATAGTTCCTTCAGATAATCCTGTGTAACATAATCCTTGCCGGGTGTATTGTTGCAGATAGTGAGCATAGTCTGGAAACTCTCTTGCATATTCTTGATCAAAAGGATTAAGATCTATCAAATGATAATGAAACTCTGAGAAGGGTACTATCTTGTCCGGCTCTCGTAAAAACGGGCAGTAGTCTTTTTTAAAAGTGTTAAGAGAAAACATCAAAATCTAATACCCTTGCTTGTTGTTGATTGCCAAATTGACCGGCTCTACTTACCATCCTTTTATGTTCTCCTCCTCCTAATAGTGCATAACCAAATGCATCTCCAATATGTGAGTGATTATTTTTTACGGGTTGATCCTTGTAGACCTCGGTGCCAGATCCCTTCATAACTCTTTGGAAATGATACCCACCATTTAATGATTTAATTAATTGAGTACATTTTTTAGAAACAATTAATCCCGGCTTGCCTTCTATCAATCTTGTCATTGGTATGGCTCCGGCTTCTCTTCTAGTTCTAAAATCATTTGTATTTGTTGGACGAGCTAAGATACCATTTGCATTTAAATGTTGGAATGCAGTAGTCTCGTAGATCTGATCTCTCTGGTTCCCTGCCGGATCTCCCCATACATTGAATTTAAATTTTGGAAAGTACAATTCCATTTCTGACTTTAACAAAGATACAAATCTATTTAATCCAATATCAAATGTAACTAACTCGTGAAGTATGTGCCATCTACCATTAGGCATTCTCTGGGCGAATACGGCAGCCGGAGTAAGTCCAAAGTCTAATCCTATATTAACAGGATACTTTGGATCTGGATCTAGTTCTTCTCCAATCATAGTTTCCGGATCAAACTCGTGCCATACACTCTTACCTTCTTTTACAAAAGTATATTTACCTTCTGCATAACATCTGATCCAATCTAAACTTTTTCCTCCAAGTAATTGTTCATAGTATCCATCCGGAAGGTTTTTTAAATTTTCTGCTTGAGGATTTGTTTTCCACCATCTACCCGATGCAAAATAATATCCTTGTGCCTCTGGCATATCTTGAGGAACTTTTGAATGAGGTATTTCTAAAACGCCACTTGGTTGTTTAAAAAACTCCCAAGAAAATTTTCCTTTAGGTTTTTCTTTTTCTGCATATCTGTAGTACCAATGATCATCATCCATACTATTCGTATCAAGTATAATCCCATATTGCGATGGGCCACCATCAGATCTGGTAGGGTATCTACCCACACGATGTGACAAACCTTGTATAATCTGAACCGGGAGCTCCCTCGCCTCGTTGATCCAAGCACCGGTTAATTCTAAAGATAAGAGCTTTCTAACATCTTTAGCGTCATCTAATGCAAGAAAGATAACTTCCATATCTACGCCGGCTGCTCCATCTCTTGCCGGTAATTTTATGTGATGAGTTATCGGAGGAGAGTATTTTACATTACCCCAATAATTTTCTGGTAGTAATTCAAGCCAAGTTTTTAAAGTAGTTGTTCTTAGCATTGGATGTGTATTTCTTACGATAGCAAATCTAGAATACTTTATGCCATCTCTTGGACTAGGCTTTTGGGATAAAGCCATCTTTAAAATCTCTGCACAACACCCGTAGGATTTACCAGATCCAACTGGCCCCATTAGTCCTCGGATAAATGATTTAGATCCCATAAACTTAGCTATGGTAGGAGCAGAACTAAAATCAAACTTTAGTGTAGAGGGCGTGTTTTTAAAATTTTTTTCTGTCATAATCTTTCCTGTATTATTATTGCTTTGAAAAATTCTGCAGCGACTTGAGGCACTATACTATTTCCCAACGCCTTCAACTTGAGAGATCTTTCTTTTTGGTTTGTGGCAACTCTTGGAACTCCTTTTGGTTCTTCTCGGAAATGTCCAGATAGTTCTTGGGGTAACCCATTAACCAAGTTACCCATTCGTAATTCAAGTTCCCTTCTACTTTCTGGGTTGGATCTTTTATCGCTAGTGTTAACGGCGTACCTCCTTGAGAATATTTCTTGGTTCTCTCTGTCACTATGTCTTGAGTAGGAGTAGGAAACATTCTTTGATTGTGTGCTACTGCCGTTACTAGCGTTGTTTGAGATCCCTTGTTCTCCTGTAGATGTTTCTCGGATCTTGGGCCTCTCTGTCCATCCCAAGCATTCGGTGTCGGCCACATCATCTTCACTCGGTCTGCTAAATTCAAAGAGTGACTGCTCTTGCCCTTGGTCGGTTCCCTTCTGCCTTTCTCGTTCAAAATCATATTGGGGTGTTCTGTATCTTGGGTTGTCGGAGTAGGCAACAATCCAAACTCTGTCTCTTCGGTGTGGTGCATCTTGGGAACAAGCCGGAACAATAAACGATTGTACTTCGTAGTTGTAGTTTTCCAAGTCAATGCACAATTTCTGGAATAGATCCCCATCGTCAATGTTAACAATGCCCGGCACATTTTCTCCAATGATCCATCTGGGTTTACAATCTTGTATAACTCTAAGCATCTCATCCCAGAGCCAACGATCATCTTTTGCTCCCTCTCTTTTTCCACTTTGTGACACCGGTTGGCAAGGGAACCCTCCAACAACGACATCTGCTTTAATTTTTCTTGCATCCAATCTCCTTATATCGTCATAGATGGGTACATCCTTCCAATGTTTTCTGAGAACTTTTTTACAAAAATTATCTTTTTCACAGAACCCTATGGTCTCGTACCCACCTACAAGTCTTTCGGCAGCGTAACTAAAACCTCCAATCCCAGAAAATAAATCTAAGATTTTTAGTTTATGCATATTACACTCCGAAAAAATGAGCCGGATATCTCACATACTCCATAAACTCTATCAACAATATGCCGGCTAGTAATATTACTATTAAGGTATGATAAGCATTCCAAAGAACTTCATACCTATTCTCTTTTATTTTTTTTATTAACCTCTTTCTCATAACAAGCTCTGCTGCCTCGGATCTACCGGATCCCATTGGAAGTAATAAAGTTCTGCATCCTGGCCGGTAAACTTGTCCGGAACCCGGGTTACTCTTACAGGCTTATCTAATTTACTATTCCCAACAATCATATGCTTTCCTTGGTATACAATCTTGAGATCTGTTTTCTTTTGCTTGGCTTTGTTCACATATTTGCCGTGTACAGGAGCCAAATTGTTCCAAACAGTTTTAATCGTTTTCTGTATCATTTGCTTTCCCTTTCTTTTTTTCTTCTGGCATAACCATTTCAATAGAAACTACTGCCGGTTTATCGGCATCCTTCTCTTGATCAAGTAAGCCGGAGGACTTGGCAAGCATTTGCATAACTCTTACCTTATCCACCATTTCTATATCAATGACATCGCCGTTCTTGGTAGGGGTAATTTTTACCCTTTTAATCGCATTTAGAGCTCCCTCATTGATGTGTTTAACATCTTTGAGGGTAGATACTCCATTTTCCCAAGAAACGATATCTGTGATCTTCGCAGAGGCAATTTCAAGCATAACCCTCGCTAGGTCATCCCTGTTCTCGTAGATGATCTGAGATCCTCGTAATCTTTTCTGTAGATCTCCTATCCCTCCAAATCTGCCTACCGGTGGTATTACTCTATTTCCCATAATATCAACTTACTACAAAGGTTCACTATTGTCATTGTTGTCTTGCTTTTTCTTCTGCTCAAACAAGCGTAGCCAGATCTCGCCCTTATTGTCCGGGATCGGCAGCACATCAATCTTGATGCCTGTGATATTCCCTTCCTTTTCAAAGGCAGTACCGATATTTAACCATTTAGGCTTTTCTCGGTCTGGTATTTCCTTCGCTTGTACTACATCATAAACTTTTTTCATTGTTCTCTCCTTTCAAAAAGTTTTCTATGTTTTCTGCCAAAAATTTTGGAGCAATGCCCCCTACGATATGCACCGGGCAGAAGGGGTGATCGTAATTTTTTTTTTCTGACAAGTCTTGAGACATTGTCGTAGCGTACAAAATTCAATCGTTCCTTTGGTTTTTGTATCATTTGAGTTTCATCCTGTTAGCCATATGGGATATGATACCCTGTACATCCTTTGGTTTATCCTTGTTCTTCCTTCTGGATATGAAATACTGCAAGGATTGTATGGGTGGTTTGTTCTGGTTCCTCTTCCATTGGAGCATTTTCTTAGCGTCAATCAAGAAACTATCCTTGGTATATCCTAACTTGAGTAGATCCTCTGCGATTGCCTCTTGTCTTAGATCGTATCTCCAATCAGTTCCCCATAACTCGTAGACCATTTGCTTGTATGATAAGCATATACTTCTACATTCATTTTTATCTATAGATATATTATTAGTTATATCATTGGAGTTATTCACTAGGTGTGGCTTGTTCTCTTGTACAAGATCAGACTTGTTATTATTACTATTACTATCTGTAGCTTGTACAATCCCCGGCTTGTTCTCTTCTATCTTATCCACAGGATGTCCAGAGTTTCTCTTGGATCTATAATTGTTGTGAACCATTGCCATTGTATTCTCGGCTATCTCATTCTCCATTGCCGGATCTCTATCCTTGGTAGGTTGTTTAGTAAGAGTATCTTTATAACTCATCCTAGGATCGTAGATCACTCTCCACAATGCACCCTTCCTTCCATACTTCCTCCGGATATCTGCATTGCGAAGTTTCTCCAAGTAACCATACTTTAATAATCTCTGCATATGTTGTGAGATTGCTTGTTGAGATGATCCCATTATTCTTGAGATTGTAGATTGATTAACAAAGAATACTCCCGTCCAAGAATTAGCGTGTGAGCAGCAGAGTGCTAGGCATCTAAATGTCATTGGGAATTGATTAAATCTCTCATCTCCATATGCCCTTGCCGGCAATATCATATGACCTCCCGGGCATTGATACTTTCCTACCGGTGGATCCCTTACCGGATCCGGAGTAACTTTACTTTTTTCCATCTAGTTCTTTTTCAATTCTATAAATTGTTTCTTGTAATTTCTTATTTGTTTTTAAAAGGCGTGCAATTTTTTTCACTCCATAAATTATTGTGGAATGATCCCGGGATAAAATGTGTCCGATCTTGGGAAAAGAATATCCTGTATATTTAAAGGATAAATACATAGTTATATGTCTTGCCAGAACATAGTCCGGAGATCTGCGATCCGATAGTACCTCATCCATTCCAACATTAGTTACTCTGGAAGTGGCAATGAGGATATCTCGGACTTTAAATCTTTTGCAGAGATCACTAAGATTTTCATATGAGGATAAAGAGCTCTGACTAGTTTGATTTTTAATTTGTAAACATCTGTCTTGTACCCTTTTACTTCTACCAAAACTTGGCAACCAACTGCACCTTGTGGACTTTCTGATAACTTGTCTAAGTATCTGAAGTCTGCCGTGTAATAACATATGTGCCTCCCTTCTATTTCGCATTTAACTTTTGGGTGGAACTCTAGATTAGAAATTTCTCCCCGATCTAATCTTGGTTTTAAATGTGATAAGTAATAACTTGCCTCGGCTTTACTATCAAAAACTACCCCGTCATATTTGCATTTTATATTCTTATATTTACTCATTGCTAACCTTGGAAGTGGGTAGCTGCTCGGCGATCTTGATCCTCGTATCATCCTCCAAGATCTCTTGAACTAATGATGCTTGCGATCTCCTTTTCTTCTTGCAAACGATATCCAATTTATCTTTCAGATCTTTTGGGATCCTAATAAATAATGGAACTAAGTCTTGGTTTTCTTGCACTTCTAACTCCTTGTAAAAAAAATATATATTTGCTATTGACACGATATCACAGAGATATAATATGTATAGTAGAACAAGTAGAGTTTATTTGTTCTATAATACAAACCCAGAACAGGAGAGCAAAATATGGGAAAAGTAACTAAACTAAATACAAAGGAAAGAGATTTCCTAAACTCTTATGAACCAACAGGAGAAGTAAGAGACAGAATAGGTAAAGATCTAAACCTTATTCATTGTGCAATGATGGATGTGTGGAATGATATGCATACCCTTGCCCAGAAGTTACACAAGATAAAATACCTTAGAGTTTCAACACACCAACCAAAGATGGATAGTGTTTACAAGTTTCTTGATAAAGGCTTGGCAGAACTCAAGGATGTTTTGAATAAAGAAACTGATGCCGTTGACAGATCAAAAGATAGTGGCGTTGGTTCTGACATCTTAGATCAGTTAGATGCAGAGATTAGAAAAGTTGAGCAAGTTCAACACGACTTTGGTTTTGACTTTGATGATTATAACAATGGGGGAACTTGGGATGACTAAATTATCTACCTCTACTTTTTTTAACCTAGGGTGTTTCGGCATCCTAGGTATCTTTGCAATGATGATCATATTCTTTATTGATCCCAATGCAGATATTGAACGAGTGCTAATTGGAATTTTTGTTAATGGCTTATGGGCAATAACAATGATTGCGATTGCTTTTATTAAACTTGATGGAGAAACAAATGACAGATAAAAAAAATGTAAATGCAATGGATATTCTAACCAAGGTATACAATGCTTGGGGAGATCGTAATGATCTGCAACCTTTACCAAGTGCAGATGAAATAGACACAGATAAACTTACAAAAAAGCAAGCGACATTTGTCTATGAATTTAAGTTGGCTTGGGAAAGTGCAGAGCAAGTGGATGAGTTCTTATACTTTGCAGAGAAAGATGAGAAGGATCATATCACTAAGAGTAATGTTAAAACTGATAATGAAACTACCAAGAATTTCTTTGATAGTTGTCTTGAAGATCTAATCATCCCGGATCATTGGGTAGATATCTCTTATGGCAATGACGCTTGTCCATCTTTCCAATGTGGTAGGTATCATATCTTTGTTGATCACAGGAACCAGAGCAAAAGAGAAAGTGGATTACCTCACAGATTTCACATTGGATATTGTGCAGACTATGGAGAATTTGCAGAGAGTAATTTCTCTCAAGTTTGTGACACTCTTGATGAGGTCATTGCGATCATAAAAAAAGATGAGAATAAAGAAGTTGTTAAGTTTGAGTTCTGTTCTGAAAAGCAAATGCTTTTCTTTATGTATGGAGACCAGAAAGTTTTCAATGCAAGATGCTTTCCCGGAACTAGTAAGTCTGCAAAATATGATGTGGATTTCAAACTCACATTAAAACAATTTGCCGTAATGACAAACTTTAATGAGAGGAACATATGATGAGACAGAGTTCTATCAATGAAAATATATTTCACCTCTTAAATATTATGGAGCCATCCTTCAATTACAATCTTCCCTTTAGATCTTGGAGCAAGAAGGAGTTCCTAAAATTTACCAAAGATTTTATTAATGGTAAGACAGAATATTATATGGAGGAGTGGTTCAGAAAAAGATATCTGAATGCAGTAAAAAAAATTTTAAAGAAGGAGGGCATAATATGAAGTGTGTTTTATTGAGAGTGTCTACTGATAAACAGGAAGAGGATAATCAGTTACATCCTATCAAAAAGAAATATCCCGGGGAGGATCTAAAGATCTTCCGGGAGTGTGCCGTGTCCGGAGGATTGTCTTGGGATCAGAGACCGATCCTCCACGAGGCAATCAGATATTCTAAAAAGAATAAAGTTCCTCTGGTAGTTTATTCCCTGTCAAGATTGGGGAGAACTTCAGAGGTAGCTACATTCTTTGAACAGGAAGTAGCCAAAGGTAAAATAGAAATTGATGTTATTGATATGCCAAACCTAGATCAGAAGATGATCGGTGGTCTTGCTTGGGTAAATACTCTGGAGAGGATTATGATCTCCGAGAGAACCAAGATGGCGATGGATAGGATCAAACATATAATAGCCACAGAAGGATCATATACGACTACTGAGGGCATAGAAATTACCCACCTAGGTAGGAAGGATACCAAAGATGCATCGGTCATTGGTGTCGCTAAGATCAAGGAGAATGCAGATAACTTTGCAGACAATACTTATCCTCTGATCAAATCACTACAGGATCGGGGATTGAGCCTCAAGGCGATAGCACTTGAGTTAAATAACCGAGGGATCCAGACCAGAAGAAAAGCAGAATGGTATGCCTCATCAGTTAGAAATGTGTTACAAAGGAGAGCAATATGAAGTTCACATTTAAAGAAATCCTTATTGGATTAATAGAGATGGTTGCGATGTTAGGCGTACTCGTAGCCGTCTATTTTTTTTCTGTTTTACTTTGTGCATTGTCAGATAAATGTGCAAACTATTATGGAATGATTGACGCTACAACTAAACTAGGAGGAATGTAACAATGCCAAAGTTAACTATTGATGGCAAGCAAATCGGATCATCTGATATTGCTTGTCTTGTTTTACAAAAGGATAGTTTCCAAACAAGAGACCAGATCTACGAGAGACATTTTAATGCGAGGCATAAAGTTTCTACGATGAGAGATCATCAACTAAAAAAGCTCTGGGCAATACAAAGAGGTAATGAGTTAGAGTTACCGACATTTAAATTGTTCTGGAATAATCTATTGATGGAGATTGAAAGTACCTACGGGGAACTCCCGGATCTGGCAGACTTGTCTTGGATCCAACCGGACTTTGCCTATGTTCCAGAATATTACAACAAAAACCATAAGGCTCTGGGAATGGGTTCAAGTATAGACTTCATAATTAAATCGTCAAAAGAATACGAAGTCCAAGTCCGGGGGCAGCCGATCAAGATCTTCCCGGGAAAAAACATTATTGAAATCAAAACAGATTTTTATAAGGGAGGTAAACTCAAACCCGAATGGAGTTTGCAAGTACAACATCAGATGATCTGTGCCGGAGTAAAGCACGGCATCGTTGTTTGCTTTGCAAGTGATGGAGATCTACATCTCTATCCAATGGAGATCAATGAAAAGATCTGCAAAGTTATTATGAAAAAGTGTAAAGAATTTTGGAAGATGATTGAGGATGGAAAAAGATATCCTCCAATATCTGAAAGCCAAGATACATCTCTGCGAACTAAAACTCTTGATGAAACTATTCTAAAGAAAACAAATCAAGATATGGTTCAAATGTCCGAGGACTATCTGGTTGCCTCGGTTGAAGAGAGGAAGTGGAAGAAAACTAAGGATGGTATTAAACAAGATATAGTTGAACTCTTGGATAATCTTGAGATAGATGTTCTTACAATACCAGATCAATACCAAATAAAATCTGTTACTACCGAGGTTCCCAAAAAGAAAATGGTGGAGACCGGGCAGATGACAGAGAGACATTCATTTACAATAAAGGAGATAAAGGATGAATAAATTAATAAACCAATCGTCTACTTCATTAGATACCTATATGCAGTTAGCCGATAAACTTTCTAAATCTGGATTAGTACCAGAGGCATACAGGGGTAAACCAAATAATGTCTTGGTTGCTATTCAATGGGGTATGGAGATAGGTCTTACTCCAATGAGATCATTACAATCTATTGCTATCATAGGAGGTAAGCCTTCTATCTATGGCGATGAATTGTTAGGCTTAGTTAAATCTCATCCGGCGTTCCGAGGATGTGAAGAGAAACTAGATGAGAAAACTATGGTAGCTACTTGTACTATTAAGAGAGAGGTAGCCGGGAATATAGAAGTTACTGAAAGAACATTCAGTAAAGATGATGCCATACAATCTAACCTATGGGGAAGGAATGTTTGGAAGTCTTATCCTAAAAGAATGTTGCAGCACAGAGCCAGAGGCTTTGCTATCCGAGATGCTTTTCCGGATGCAATCAAAGGGATAATCACTTACGAGGAGTTGAGAGATTATCCCAATGATGCACACGGGGAGGATGCAGAAAAACAAATTAAAGTTCTTCCATCGGATGCATCTAATCTTGATGCTCTTGCCGACAAGGTTGAGAGCATTGAGGATCAGACAACGCCAGACTTAACAAGAGAACTCATTATACCCGGTAAGGAAAGCAGAACCTTTGACAACGAGTTAGACTTTTGCAAAGCCTTCGCCGATATAATACTAAGAGTAAACCAAGTAGAGCATTGGAGCAATGCTACAAAGAGAGAGAAAGTAGAGGCTTTCCAGAAAGCAAATGCAGAAACTCTTGAGAACTTGGAAGATAAAGATCTGCAACAAGAGATGATGGATAAGTTAAAGAACTTCTATCAATGGCAAGAGGCAGAGGAGATAGCAGAGACCGAGAGGCTTTCTGCTTTAGCCGATGAGATGGATCCAGAGGGAGATCCAAATGAATAGAGTAGGACTTACACCACAACAAAGTGCAGTTTATAAATTCCTTAAATTGTACTACAACGAGATGGGATACTATCCAACTCAAAGAGAAATTGCAGTAGGTAAAATATCTGGAGAACAGATCATTCCAATGAGGAGATCTCCTTCTACTGTTCATAGGATTATGGGTATACTTCAAAAGAAAGGATGGATAGAAAAGGTACCCGGTAATGCAAGAGCTCTAAAGGTTAGCTAAAACCATAAGGCTCTGGGTTACAAATGAACTATGGGATTAGAGATTTCCCGGTACTCTTCTTTCGCATCGTAGGATGGGCAAGGTTTATCTGCGAAATCTCTATGACCATACACTTTAATATCTGGATACTCCTCCATAATATCTTGTATCAAGTCAATCAAACTTTCTTTCTGCTCCGGAGTTCTGGTATCCTTCGGGTTCATATCTTTATCAACACCACCCACATAACAGATACCTATGTTGTGGTTCTCTCCAACACAATGAGCTCCACTAGTTCCGACAGATCTGCCCTTGTGTATTGAGCCATCAAGTTCCACTACAAAATGATAACCAATGTCTCGCCACTTCCTTTCCTCTGTATGCCACCTTCTGATCTCGGATGTTTTAACATCCCGTCCTTCCGGTGTAGCAGAGCAATGGATAATTATTTTATCTATATCTCTAGGCACTTCGTTTTTCGGTAGCAGACTTAGTCTTCTCTACCTTCTTCCCAGATAAGTTTGTTTCGCCGGGAGTAAGATCAGTATCTGCAAAAGCCTGTGCCATAAGAGGACGATCAGATGCAGCAGTAGTTCCTTTGTCTGGTTTATATCTGACTACACCTCTTGCAGTTTTACCTACTCTATTCTTTTTAATTATTACTTTGTTAATAGATTTACCTACGATCTTACCTACTAGATCTGCCTCAAGACCTTTGCCTGTTCCGGCTTTAGATATGTCTCTTGCAATCTGGGTAGCAAGTTCTTCTGCCGTAGTATTCTTAGGAAGTTTAGTTCCTTTATTGGTAGAGGTAGTTGGTTGTTTTTCTTCTGCCATATTATTATCCTTTCTTTTTAAATAAATCCCCGTCTGCTTTTTTAACAGTTGCCTTTCCTTTAGCGTGTGCTTTAAGTCTAGCTACTGCCCATTGATGTGCAGACATTCCGGCCTTACTGCCCGAGGAATAGTACGCCCCTAACCCTCTCTTGTAGATCTTGTTAGCTCGTTCTGCCCCAAACATCTTTTGATATTTCTCTGGTGCTGCCATACGCTATGCCTTATCCCGGGATCTTGCTTTAGATATCTTATCCATTTGTTCCTTTGTTAGCTTACCTTCTTTATATGCTTTTTGTGTTGCCATAATTTCCCTCATCCTGGCCCTCTTGTTCTTAGATCCGGACACATATTTCTTTGGAACTTTAGTGCCGGGAACTTTTGGAACCGGTTTGTATCTACTCATTGTTCACTTACTCTATCAATAAAATTATATATCCTACCTATTTGTTTATCTATATTTAACAATTCATTCTGCATCATACTAACCAATGTCTGTAACTCAACTAATGTTATTAGAACCCAAGTAGATAAACCCATAAGGATTGTTCCAACTAAAGGCACTAGCCATTTTTGTTTCATTACTTTTTCATATTCTCCCTAGCTATACCTTTGCTCTTCTCCCACGATCTCATTCCTCCGAGACCCAAAAGCGAAAGGGTTAAAGTTAAAAGTCCTTCGGTGTTTAGTTCCGGCATAGGTATGTCGGATCCAGAAACTATAAGTATCCAATTTAAAAATGGTGCAAGCACATAAGACCACGCTAACCCAAAGGCACAGATCCACATAATAGATGGACGAGCTCCGGATACAAATATGCTAGGGTGCTTGGCTTGTTCTAAGTTAGTTTGGATCTGCCCCATATTGAGAGCGATCATTTCTTTTTTTAGTTCGGCGTTGATCTTGGTTTTAAGATCTTTATCCTCCACGAACTTGTCAAGGATCTTACCACTTATTCCAATAATACTATCTGCTAAACCTAATACCATAACTAACCTATATAAACTTTTATACCTATAACTAAAGCAGTACCACCTACTACTGCTCCTCCTATTATCCAACCTAACATCATTAATGTTTCCATAAGTTCTTTCTTTTTTAGTTCTCTTTCTCTCTCATCTTGTTGCCTTCTTTTTCTTGCCTCCACTTGGAACTTAACCCAATCACTATGTAATCCCGGTCTGCCCAAATAAATCATAAGTTGTTTCAGTTCTTCTTCTTTCTTCTTTAGATCTTCTAGAGCCATAAACTCTTCTAGATCACTCTCATCTTTTCCTGTGAACTTACTCCATATACTATTCTTTTTCTTATCCTTTCCTTTTCTTACTTCATCTGTTGCATTTGTAAAAGCAGCTATCTGTTTTCCTACCGAATGTAATTCCCTCCCGTTCTGGATCGCAGATCGGATTGTCTTGTAGGCAGCGTTGGCGATGGCTATATATTCTATCAATCATAACTCCGGATCATCCCACCGACTTGAGGAGAACATTTGCTAACATTACTATAATAGTTCCGGCAGATCCCAAGATTATAAGTTCTAATCTTTTTACTCTACCCAATATCTCTGCCCATCGGATTGCACAAATCTCCTCGTGTTTGTCAATCTTATTCTTGAGAGAATTAACAGTTGGTCTAGGCATTTTCTTTTGCCTCTACTTTCCTTGGTCTACCTCTTTTAGTCTGAGGCTTGGAGCTTTCCCCTTGCTCCTCCCCAGACTTTGGATGTGCAACAACTTTGGCAGTTTTGCCTTTCCAATTCTTTGGTGCTAGATGTGGATTAAGATCATATAAATGTGGCATCAATACTCCTAGCTAATGTTAAACTCTGCATCCCACCAATCATCTACTTCTTTAACTCTTGCAGCGATGTCGCTTGCCATAGCTTTTGAAGTATCGCTATCTGGTGTTCTTGCCATTTTTAATTCTTGATCTATAGAATATTTATCTCTTATTGCTCTAACCTTTTCTATATCCATTCTATCTTTTACAAGTGGATCCTCAAGTAATTCACTCTTCTGTTTACTTGTTGCTTTAGTCAAAGTAAGAGATGGATCTTTGTTAAGGGAAAGGTAAGTTGTTCTATCTTCTGTACCCATAACTACATACATCTCTCCATCTCCATACCATTTAACCTTACCACCTTTGATCTCTCCGGGATGCTCAATAGTATGAGGACTTAGATTTGATTTGTATAATGTTCTTGCCATATTGTTGTCCTCTCTATGGTGTTAGCTTTTTCCATCCGGCAGTACCACTAGCGTGATTGTTACCAAATAGACCTGTGTTATTGTCATATCCTGTTGCCCAAATATCTCCGGCACTATCTCTAATGACAGATACATAGTATCCGGAATAGTGATGACCAAAGCAGTACATATCTTCTACAGTAGTGTCAGTTAATCCTACATACTGACCGGTTCCACTAGCGTTCTGATGAGACCAAGGACTAGGATAAGGAACTGCACTTGTGTAATTGGTAGAGGTATTAGCTCCTAATATTCCCCTAGTTTCTCTACCATAATACCAATGCCTACCATTCGTATCTATAAGATACCAAGCCGGAGCAGTATATCCGGAAGTCATCTTTGGATAAATCTTTGCAATAGATGTTCTTGGAAACTGTAGTTCAGTAGTTGATATAGATCCATCAGTAGATGAATTAATAGTATTGTAAACATTAGATCCAAATACATCTACAATTGGTTGATCCCAAGCAGTTAATGGGGTAGTTACATTTCCCCTACCACCTTGTCCGTGACCATTGTACCCTGTATTAAAAATAGTTCCATTTGGGTTACCGGGAGTTCCACCAAAAGCGTGAGCATTAAATGAAACACCATATCCAGATGTTTGAACCGAACTGAAAGTTAGAGATCCACCAACATCTGTCCAAGCAGATCTGTCAGTTACAGTTCCATCTCCTAGTTGTCCGTTGGTATTCTCGCCTATTCCGTATAGATCTCCATCTTGTTGAAGAGCGTATACTGATCCACTAACAGCAGAGTTGTAATACATTGTTTGATTGTTAAGAACTTGAACAACATTACTAACACCGGATATAATTGAGAAGGCAGTTTTCTGTCCTCCTCCACCTTGGATGCCGGATGTATCCACGCCTGTAGACCATACTGCACCATTAGTATCAATCAAGTGAGCCGAACTTAGACCGGCAGATATTGATACAATAGAACCGGGAGTAGAAACTAATTGAGGTTTAGTAACATCGGCAGTACCACCGGATCCTAGTTGTCCATTAGCTCCGGCTCCAAAAACAAATAGCCTATTGTTTTCATCAATGAGATACCATCTTTGTCTTGTACCCATTGCTTGGTAGCCACCTACATTAGGCATAGCCACACCAATGATACGAGATTGTAGACTATTCCAAGTAGCACCTACACCGACATAAGGATTTTTGACCCAACAATATTTATCAGTTGTTGACCCAATCCCTAGTTCTCCGTTGCCGTTCTCTCCTATTGTAAAAATGTTTCCCTTGTTAGTAAGGAACAATGCAACATCGTGCATATACCATAATCTAACAGGATGCTCATCTGCTGCCATACCACCAAACTCTGTAGATATATTCATCTGTACAGATCTTTGATGGTTATTAGTATCAGTATATGATCCACCCATATTAAACCTAGAAACTCCTGTATGGACAATTTCATAGTTAGTATTGATGTACATAAAAAATATAGTTGATGTCGTTGGTAGAGATCTGTCTCGTTTAACAGGGCCACAGGCTCCATTAGGCATACCATCATAAGGTATGTATTCAGATCCACTTGTGTAGTTTGCTAACCAAGGATACTTACCATTACTAGCATATGTGCTAGAGCTATCCATATCTGCTATGTGTGGTATATTAGATCCCAAGATCTTATATCCTGTGTAACCACTTTGAGCAGAAAAGTTTAACCCTGTTGATGATGCAGTTAATACTTCCCCGGCATTACCTTTAGCTAATCTTACTTGTGTAGATCCATCGTGAGTTAAAATATCTCCGGCAGTAGTAAGAACAGTTGATCCTTCTGCCATTATATTCCAATGTGTAGTATTAGATGTTGTTGGGTTGCCGGCAGCAGAGCCGGTTTTACTTGTTGAGTTTACATATATCCAAGAACTACCACCAAAAGAAACTACATCATCTTTCTCATATGTAGTTCCGGTAGCGAATGCTCCCTTGAATGTAAACTTTAATTTTCCTATGTCAATTGTGGCCACCTATACCTCCTTTATGGTAATGTTACTTGCAAATGTCCGTTGGTATCTATTGCAAATGTAACAGTTCCACTTGCAAAAATGTAGTTATCATCATACTCCGACAATACTAAAGCCTCACTACCACCAGATGTTGTCTGATCTACCTTGAGAGTTCCTGTAGCACTATCTTTGTATATACCAAAAAATCTGGATCCACTTGATGCAGATACTTGTGATGTAATAGCCTCTTTTACTCTAAGAGGTGTCATACCTTTGGTATTCTCTGTTCCGGCTTGTGCCTCACTTTGTGTTGCTATTTGTGAGAATACGCCATTTGCACCGGCATTACCTTGTAGTCCTTGTGGTATTCCAAAATTAAAAGATATGTCTCCTGTACTTGCCGTATAAGTAGCACTTGCAGTAGCACTAACTCCGGCTCCTAATGTTGTAACTGATCCAATAGATGCAGATGAAACTGCCGGATCTGATACTTCTGGATTACCCGTTGTATTATTAAATGATAATAACTTACCTAATCTTGCAGCTTTACTTGGTATTGTGAAATCACTTGTTGCCGGTTCATCAACCGGAGCTTTTATAGATCTGTTGTTTTTTTCCTCTAGATCTCCTATTTGCATTGTTATTGTGTCAAAGTCTCCTTCTAAGGCTTGTGCAGTTACATTACCTCCAGAAGAATAAACACTAGATCTGGCAACGGGTACATCTGATAATATAACAACTGTGTCTGAAGAAGTAGGTGCAGAAACAAATCTAATTGTTCCTGTTCCATCGGCGTTAAGACCGGCAGATCCGGTAGAAGTAACTACAGAGTAATCGTTTGTCTCTTGTTTTTGTGTAGAGCCTAGAAAGACTTTAAGGTCAGAGGTATTATTAACTTGGAAGGAAAAATTAAAATCTACTAGATTTCCATTACCCTGTGCAGTTACTCTTCGTACTTGGTCATTAACACTAAATGTAGCCATATGTTACCTCTTTGTTCTAATTATATACCATATTTTGATTAATATTCCACTTATTTATTATTAAAACCTTCTTTCTGGAAACAACTCTCTAAGGTTATCTTGGTTAGCTTTTAGAGTTTCTGATCCTGTAGGAGAGTTTAAAACTCTAGGTTTCTTAATATTGTTTTCTATGAATACATCTCTTTGTTGTTTAAGAGCAGTTATATCTGGGTATTCATATTGTAATAATTTGAATGCATATCTCTTATAATCATAGTGTAATTCATCTAGCATATCTGCTTTATGCTTTTTACTTGCCGGTATTTTTGTTCCTGTTGATCTTAAAAATTCATAATTGTATTCATCTGACTTAATCATTAGATGCATAGCGTCTAACAATGGCATAGGAATTTCATTTACTCCCGGGATTATATCAGATCCAAAAACCTCTTTGGCTCTGGGAGATCTATCTGGATAGTTATATAATTCTATATATCTATCTTGTTGTTCATTATTTAACTTAATCATAGGCTCTGGGTTCATAGACATATACGGCAAACCATAGCCTAGTTTTTCTAGTTCTTCATTTATAAGTTTCTTTGCCGGATGCTTGACAACTCTAAAAGGCATAGTATTTACCCATCCTCTTGTTGGAGTTTTCGGCATTTCTTCATACCATCTATTTTTTCTTGATGGCAAAGTAGGAGAGCAGCTAGGAGTTTTTGCACATATTTGATTTAGTGCTTTGTAATAATTCCTAGTCATTTCTTGTTTAAAGATATTGCCTTCTGGATACATATCTTGTGGAGTAGTATTTGATTGCCCCGGTTCATACATTCTTTCAAAGTTACCGGCTAACTGAGGTGTCGCTTTTCCTGTGTATGGATTGTAAACTCCTATGGCTTGTATATGTTCGCTTACCATAGTTCCGGCCTCTATAACTTGACCACCAACTAGCTTGATAACTCTATCAATTTTTTGTTGAGTGCTTTCATAGTTACCACCAAGCACGCTTGTTAACTCTCCAATGAATTGTGTCATAGGAAGAGCCGTACCTACATATTTAAAAGATGACATTCCACCGGCTAAGATCAATGC